GGTCTCATACTAGTATTTAAAAGAACTGTACCTTTTCTGCCCCTTTTTCTACTTGTATAACGTGCCAATTTTAGTCGTAGCCGCTAAATAGTATGAGCAACTATTACCAGGAGATTAGGGAATGGCACTAACATCACCAGGCGTACAAGTTACGGTAATCGACGAGAGTTTTTATACACCAGCTGAACCTGGGACAACTCCTCTTATCGTAGTAGCTACTGCGCAAGACAAGATTAACTCAGCAGGCACAGGCGTCGCCTCAGCAACCACCGCGGCAAATGCCGGCAAAGCATTTAAGCTCACCAGTCAGAAAGATCTTTTGGATCTGTATGGTGTACCTTTCTTTGAAAAGACAGCTTCGGCTAGCCCAGTACACGGCGGAGAGAGAAATGAATACGGACTTTTAGCAGCTTACAGCTTGCTAGGAGTATCAAATGCAGCGTTCCTAGTAAGGGCGAATGTAGACTTAAACGAATTAGCAGGTCAAGCAACTGCCCCGGGAGCAAACCCCACAGACGGACAATGGTGGGTGGATACACAAGCAACTACTTGGGGTATTCAAGAATGGAATGGTGCCGCAGCTAGCACCACAGGCGGTCAAAAGTTTGCATTGAAAACACCGATCGTATTAACAGACGACGATGAAGCAAAAGTAACAAGCGGAGTTCCAAGAACATCAGTTGGATCTATTGGCGACTATGCTGTGGTTTTTCAAACTGTTGACGGCACAGGAACATACACTGCATCTAGAGAAAATGCTACGATGTGGTATAAGTCAGCTGGCAACGGCACAGGCAACGGAATCCCAGGTGGCGGCACATTAGTCGCAGCCGGTGATTGGGTATTGCTTGGATCAAACGCATGGTGTGCAAGCCACCCAACAGTTATCGGCGGCACAGTAACAACATTAACAGCTGGTAATTTTACCATCAACGGAACCACAGTTACTATCAGCGGCGGACACGGATTAACAGATTTAGTTACCACTATTAACGGTTTGTCTATCGCAGGTATCACAGCTAGAGCAGTCAGCAGCAAACTATATCTGTATTCAAATGGTGCTGTTGAAACTGACGGTGATTCATCTAAGGCAAATGCAGTCGTTGTTGGTGCTGGCACAGCAGTTCTAACAGAACTAGGCATTACAGCAAAAACATACTACGGTCCAGCATTACAGCAAACCCCTCATACGTCAGTTCCAGAATGGAAAGGTAGTGATACTGAGGCTCGTCCGACAGGATCTGTTTGGATCAAAACAACTGAACCAGGAAACGGCGCACGTTGGAGAGTTAAACAGTGGGATTCAGCCACAGAATCATGGGTATCTTATGAAGCACCTATCTACGCATCTACTAATGCAGCATTGTATTACCTAGATCGTGCAGGTGGTGGTGCAAATCTAGCAGTAGATACATTGTTTGTTCAGACAAACAGCGAAGAACACAGCGGATACGATGTTGATCCTGCTACAGCGACATTTAGAATGTGGCGTAGGTCTGCTACTGGAAATGCTACAATTACATCTAGTGAAATCACTACAAGTACTATCAGTGCAGGCGCAAAAACATTTACTATCAGCGAGTCATTAAAAGTAACATTGGCACTTGACGCTGCTAAGACCATCAGCTTTACTGCTCTTGGTACAGCAGCAGATGCAGTGACTGTTGCTGGTAGAATCAATGCTGCGGGCTTTACAAATATCGAAGCTGCAGTTACTGACAATAATGAATTACAAATTTATCATAAGTTAGGCGGTGATTTTAGAATCACCGACGGCACAGGTAGTCCAATAGCTTCATTGTTTACTCCATTCAACATCAATACATTGACTGGTACAGCAAACTTCTTTACATTGCCTACCGCAGCAACCGCAGATTATTTGGTATCCAATTGGGAACCATTTGCAGCCAGCGATTTCAAAGCCACTGCTGATGCTCCATTAAATGAGCCAGATGACGGTCAACTATGGTATCACAATGAATTCAGCGAAGTAGACATTATGTATCATAACGGAACTACTTGGGTTGGATACCAAGATGCCACAGCATTTCCTACTACTAGCCCAGCTGGTCCTATCGTTAGCGCCACAGCACCAGAGCGTGTTGGTGGTCAAAGCGACGGAACTAACTTAGTAAACGGCGATCTTTGGATCAGTACAGCTGATATGGAAAACTATCCAACAATTTATCGTTGGGATGGTACAAATCTAGAGTGGGCACAACTAGACAAGACTGATCAAGTAACTGAAGAAGGTGTATTGTTTGCAGATGCACGTTATGGTGCAAGTGGTGCAACAGGCGACACAGCAGCAACTATCAAAGATATGCTAACCAGCAACTTCTTAGATCCAGATGCACCGGATCCAGCGTTATATCCAAAAGGCATGTTGCTATGGAATCTACGTAGATCAGGCGGAAACGTAAAACGTTATAACAACAGTTATATCGATACGTCATTGGATAACACTCGTTTCAACAACGACGAAAGCATGGATGGTTATGCAACTGATCGTTGGACCACTGCTAGTCCAAACAACGAAGACGGATCAGGTAGCTTTGGCCGTAAGGCACAGCGCGGTGTTGTTATTGCAGCGATGAAGAGCGTGGTTGATACTAGCTCAGAAATCCGAGACGAAGAACGCAGAAACTTTAACATCATTGCTGCTCCAGGATATCCTGAGCTGTTAAGCAACTTGATCAACTTAAACATTGACCGAGGCGTAACTGCATTCGTAGTTGGCGATACACCATTGAGATTACCTAGCGATGCAACATCGTTGACAAACTGGGGAACCAATGCTGAATTAGTAACAGACAACGGCGATGCTGGCATTGTATCATATGACGAATATTGTGCAGTGTTTTATCCAAATGGATTTACCACAGACCTAGGCGGTACAAATGCAGTTGTTCCGGCAAGCCACATGATGATGCGCACTATCGCGTTAAGCGATCAAGTTAGTTATCCTTGGTTTGCACCAGCAGGAACACGACGCGGTGGCATTACCAACGCAACAGCAGTTGGATACATTGATGCAGTAAGCGGTGAATTCCAAACTGTTGCATTGAATGAAGGTCAGCGCGATACATTGTATGATTTAAAAGTTAATCCACTAACATTCTTCAACGGTGTTGGTCTAGTTAACTACGGTCAAAAGACTCGCGCAAGAAACGCTTCTGCATTAGATAGAATTAACGTATCACGTTTAACAGTATATCTACGTAGTCAATTGAATAAACTTGCTCGCCCTTATGTGTTTGAACCTAACGATAAGATCACTAGAGACGAGATCAAGCAAGCAGTAGAGAGCTTGTTATTAGAACTAGTAGGTTTAAGAGCACTTTATGACTTTGCGGTAGTTTGTGATGAAACTAACAACACATCGGCTAGAATCGATCGTAATGAGCTATGGGTAGACATTGCAATTGAACCAGTCAAAGCAGTTGAGTTCATTTACATTCCATTGCGTGTCAAGAACACAGGAGAGATTTAAAAATGGCAATTACATCATTAAATAATATCGGCGTGCCAACCGCTGGGGCCAACAGTACACAAATACTGTTGATGCCTAAACTAAAATATCGCTTTAGAGTTACTCTAATCGGTTTTGGTGTGGCTGCTGCAACCGAGCTGACAAAACAGGTACAGGACGTAACTAGACCAAAAGTTAGTTTTGAAGAAATGGAGTTGCCAATTTATAACTCTAAAGTAAAACTAGCAGGTCGCTATACACTAGAAAACATCACATTAACTTTACGTGATGATGCTAGTGGACAGGTACAGAAACTTGTTGGTCAACAAATCCAGAAACAGTTCGACTTCATGGAACAAGCGTCAGCACGTTCAGGTATTGATTACAAATTTACCACACGTATTGAAGTACTAGACGGCGGTAATGGCGGATTGGCAAATGCTACTTTAGAATCGTTTGAACTTTACGGTTGTTTTGTTCAGAATGCTGATTACGGCGATTTGAACTACGGAACCAACGAAGCAGTAACTGTAGCTTTAACCATTGCTTACGATAACCTATCACAATTTGCAGGCGCAACAGGTGCTGGTATCGAGCGAGGAATTGGAGCTGCGGTAGGAAGAACCTTAGGCGAAGCAGTAACCGGTGGTGG